TACGCTTAACTACCTAATCAGCGGTGATTTTAACAAAGGTATTCCTTTGGGCAAGGTTACTGTATTTGCTGGAGAGTCTGGCGCAGGTAAGTCATTTATCTGTTCAGGTAATCTAGTACGCAACGCACAAGCACAGGGCATTTATGTTATCTTGATTGATACAGAAAATGCGCTAGATGAAAAATGGTTACACGCACTTGGTGTAGACACTAGCGAAGACAAACTTCTTAAACTCAACATGGCAATGATCGATGATGTGGCTAAAACCATTCACGAGTTCATGAAAGAGTACAAAGAAATGGCAGAACGTCCCAAGGTCTTATTTGTCATAGACTCATTGGGTATGTTGCTTACCCCTACTGACATTAACCAGTTCCAAGCCGGTGACATGAAGGGAGACATGGGCCGTAAACCTAAAGCACTTACTAGTTTGGTGCGTAACTGTGTTAACATGTTCGGGAGTTATAATGTTGGAATGGTGTGTACAAATCATACATATGCTAGCCAAGATATGTTCGATCCAGACGATAAAATCTCAGGCGGACAAGGCTTCGTTTACGCAAGTTCTATCGTGGTTGCCATGAAAAAACTCAAACTCAAAGAGGATGAGGATGGCAATAAAGTATCAGATGTAATGGGTATTCGTGCGTCATGCAAGATTATGAAAACTCGTTACAGCAAGCCTTTTGAAACTGTACAAATTAAAATTCCATATGAAACAGGTATGAATCCTTATTCAGGAATGGTAGATATGTGCGAAAAAGCAGGCTTGTTAAAACAAGAAGGTAACAGACTCAAGTGGGTTGATCCGGAAACAGGTGAAGAGTTCAAATTCTATCGAAAAGAATGGAAAGATGATAAATTAGATATGTTAATGGCAAAATTTCATATTAAACCATTAGTAACAACTACTACCATTCCTGAGGAGACAGAAGAAAATGTTGAATGAAACACAAATAGCCGACGTATGGATTTTATTCAGTGAGTTTATTGATAAGAAAAATCATGAAGCCGTGGCAGAACGTTATATAGATTTGCTAGCAGACTTTGGCGTTGGAGATCGTGTACTTGAAGGCGCTACAGGTGTCGATAGTACGCTCGATGATGCTATTGAGTATTACTTAGATGACGAATCTGAAGAAGAAGACGACTATAAAGAGTTAGAATAATATGTGGTATTCTAAGATAGCTAAAGATATTAGCTACATACCTGATGCTGTTCAATATTTCAATGACGAGCTAGTACAAGCACGTAGTGAAGTTCGTGTAACCGGAAATATTGAAAAATCATCGGCTGCTATGCCTGGCATTGTTGAACAACGATTTAGTCAATTACAGGAAATTGAAGCAATCTTAGAGTATCTTAACATTGAACTTCGTCGACTTAAAAGTCAACACTTTCGTAAATATTTAGAAAGCTATCAACGTGCTTTAAGTAGTCGAGACTGTGAAAAGTTTGTTGAAGGTGAAGCAGACGTAATTGATTTTGAAAAGATTATCAACGAGTTTGCTTTACTTCGCAACAAATGGTTAAGCATTACAAAAGCATTGGATATCAAGCAATGGCAATTATCTAATATTATCAAATTGCGTGTCGCAGGCATGGAAGACGCGAGTTTATAATTTCATTTGCCCAAAATGGGTGTCATAGGCCTTAAATAATATTGAGGCCTATTTTTTTCTAAATGGTTGCTTTCTATACAAGGTCAGTGTATACTTACTAATATGAATACTGTTGATAATTTACTGTTAGAACTTTTAAATTGCCCTGACGATTATGTTAAAACTAGAATTTCTAAACGAGATTTTAGTACATTAACTAGTTTAGCTATTGCTATATCTAGACCTAGTTTTATCACAGAAAAACAAGGAAATTTGTTAGTAAAACTTCTTAAAGAAAATTATAAAAAACTAGAAATGTTCACTGAACAAATTAATTCAGTGATACAAGCGCCCGAATGGTCAAAAAACTTTAGGTATATAGAACAAATACAAAAATTAAAAATTGAAATGGATTTTGACTCAGAACCTTACATTTCAATCGAATTTACATTCAATGCACAAATTAAAAAAGTTCTAAATGGACTTACAAAATCTGCAGATGGTGCAATTACTAGTGCTAATGGCAAAAATTACCAGGCTGAATTAACTGAAAAAAATATTGTATTAATAGTAGATGCATTAGAACCATTTGATTTTGAAATTGACGAAAAAATCCAAAATTTCCATAAAATTATAAAATCTTGGTCGAAGAATAATTTTGAAAATCAATTTTTAATTTCTAATATTGAAAATAAAAACTTCCACAATGCAATTACTGTTGATTTGGGAATTGAAACAGCTATAGATCAAAACATCATTAATGATCGAAGTATGCGTTACCAATATTTCCTCGAAAATCCGAAAAATCCAGGTGAAAATCTAGTCGAGTATATTGCCAACAGACACCGAACAAAAATTTGGGTTGACATGGCTCAACACTCTTTATTGGATATTTTTGAATCTTTGAAAAAATTAAAAAGATTACCAGTGTTGATCGTATTTGAAAATTGGGATGAGAAAAAATCACTAAATCACCTCGAAATTTTAGACCAATCTCTGCAAAAAAGTGGTCTAGATAAACAAGTTGGGATATACTTTAGACTACCTAACAGTGAGACGGGTGCTGAATTTAATCAGCTTATAAAAAATAAATCATACAACCATCCACTTGATCAATCGACTGAAATTGCAGTTGTGCAAAGTGGAAAAATACCGAAATTTTTCCTAAAAAATAACTGGCAACCTATGAGTGTTATTGCTTTGAATACCAAAATGGGTTTACGGCACGGCAAAACGAGTGTATACTCTAATTGTTGTGATTTAATAATTGAGTGGGCAGATCAGCCTACAATGATCGACAGCCCGAGGATAACTGCATGGCAGTAAAATTAATAATAAAAGATGAAGTTAACATTAAATTTGAAAACTTACCACTAGATGTTCGTAAGAAGTTAACCAGCACCTTTAAATATGAGATACCGTACGCTCGATATCATCCAGCATTTAAACTAGGTAGATGGGACGGAATGGTCAGTCTATTTGGCCTCGGTGGCAACGGTTACCTAAGTCAACTAGAGACTATCTTAGAGATACTAGGAAAGATGGGAGTGGAGATTGAAGAAGTTGAAGATCTTCGCACAACTCCTAAAATTTCATTCACACCAGTTACTGAAACATACTGGGCAGATCAAGGAAAAGTATGGCCTAAAGGTCACCAACAAGAAGGTCAACCGATCATGCTTAGGGACTATCAAGTAGAGGCAATTAACAGATTCCTTGAAGCACCACAAGCATTACAAGAAATTGCAACAGGTGCTGGTAAGACAATTACCACAGCGACTCTTAGTCAGATTTGTGAAAGTTTAGGACGCACAATTACCATTGTTCCTAACAAGAGCTTGGTAGAACAAACAGAAGAAGACTTTATTAACTGCGGGCTAGACGTGGGAGTGTATTATGGCGACAGGAAGGATCTCAATAAGACGCATACGATTTGCACGTGGCAGAGCCTTAATATATTGGATAAGAAATCAAAGAATCATGAACATGAAATCGTAACACTAGCAGAGTTCCTTGAGGGTGTTAAAACTGTTATCGTCGACGAAGTACACATGGCCAAAGCAGAAGTGTTGAAGAATTTACTCACACAAAATTTATGTAATGCCGCCATTCGATGGGGACTAACAGGTACTGTACCAAAAGAAAAGTTTGAAAGCGAAAGTATTTTTGCGTCGATTGGTCCAGTTATCGGGGGTATTAAAGCCCATGAATTGCAAGAAAAGGGAGTGCTATCCAACTGTCATGTAAACGTAGTACAGATGATCGACCTTCCTGAATTTAAAGCATACAGTGAAGAATTAAAATATCTTGTTACTGACGAGGACAGGATGATTTATATTAGTAAGTTAATCAAGAAAATCTCAGGCTCAGGAAATACATTAGTTCTAGTTAATAGAATTGAATCAGGCAAATTTTTAATAAATGAATTGGAAGACGCTGTCTTTGTCAGCGGCGAAGTAAAAACCAAAGACCGGAAAGAAGAGTATGACGAAATTAAAACAAGTACTAACAAGATTATTGTGGCGACTTACGGTGTGGCCGCTGTGGGTATTAATATCCCTAGGATTTTTAATCTGGTTCTTCTGGAACCCGGAAAGAGCTTTGTCCGCGTTATACAAAGCATTGGGCGAGGCATTAGACGAGCAGAGGATAAAGACCATGTGGAAATCTGGGACATCACGTCGGCATGCAAATACAGTAAGAGACATTTAACAGAAAGAAAAAAGTTTTACAAAGAGGCCAAATACCCCTTTACAGTAACCAAGGTAAACATATGAAAATTTTAACACTGAACAATAGATCATTTGATCTCAACGAACTACCAGAAGAAGTAGATGAAGACACTAGATTTTCAGTACTGGATAATTCCAATCCTCAAGAACCAGATTTCTTTTTCATGCCATTGATATTTTTAGAGTCATTTAATTCGCCGGCAATACTGCTGCGTATAGGCGGCCACGAAGTGCAGATGCCCTTGGATTGGTGCATGGTAGTAGGTGATAAAGAATGTGGGCTAGATCCAGAAGTATTGCCCTTGACCAGTATCAATGAAAGGGGGTTCGATGCGTTGGTGTTTAATCCTATCAAGGGTTTTAAGACGGATTTTTTACCCATAGAAATCATAAATATCTTTCAAGATGTTCGTTGGTATTTTCCTAAGATGAAAAACGGACAATTACTAACCGTGCCCTTGCACGACGATCCAAATCCTCCCTGTGTGTTCTTTGTCAAAGAAGTCAGCCGGCAGAGCGAAATCGTACAGCTACACAAGTTAGTTTGAAATAAATACTCAGTTAATTAAAGGGTACCATATGAAAGCAGGTAAAGTTTGGGGTCAGACAGAATTGTTAGAAGCTAACGGTGTGCTAGAATTCCACCGTATTGAAGCCAAGGCCGGCGGAGTATGTTCTAAACATAAACACAAATTCAAATGGAATGGATTCTTTGTTGAATCGGGGGAGATGATCATCCGTGTTTGGAAAGGCGATTACGATCTTGTAGATGAAACAGTACTCAAAGCAGGTGAATATACAAAAGTTGCTCCGGGAGAATATCATCAATTCGAAGCAGTAGAAGATACTATAGCGTTTGAATTATACTGGGCAGAGTTCGATCATGATGATATTGAAAGAGATACTGTTGGGTATACTAAAGATGGGAAATCTTAAACCAGGCGCAACATACATA